CCGATGTGGGGGCACAAATGACCTAACGTGGTATTACAGTATTTATTTTGACAATAGATGTCCTAATTGTCTGTATAAATTACTTTATTTTTCGTAACCGTCTGGGACTCTGCGCTGTGGCAATTGAGTACCGTAGGCTTCCGTTACTAGCCGAGTGCGTACCTTCTCATCACCCATTTGGGCGGCGATAGTTGCATCATCTAGTAATACTGGCTCTGTTGGGGCCGCAGGTGCTTCTGCGCTTGGAGCGCCTGGTGCAGAGGAACCACCAGGGCCTGTTTGTGCTGGCATTGACCCTGTAAGGGCCATGATGTCTTGCTCAATCTGTGTCTGGATAAGCTTGAGTGCTCCATCTGCCATAGCCTCGTCTTGAAGCTCTTGACGGATCTCTGAAAGCTTCTCAATAGGGAACTCTTCGCCCAGGATGCGCAATGCGCCTTCCTTAGACTCAAGACCAAGAGATAGCATTGACTGAACTTCATTGATAGCAATTAGCTTGTCAAGAGGCAATGGTTGTGGGAAGTGCACGTAGGATCGGAAAGTAATAGGGTCATTTACATCTAGCTTGGCGACCTGACCCTGCTTTAGCGGAACAGTGCTTGAGTTAGGATCCCAAGTAAAGGTCTCTGGCTCTTTAAGGGCAAGGTTAAGAAGGATAAGCTCATTTACGCGCTCAAGACCGTGTGCATACTGGACGATCTTCTGGTGATAACGGTTCATCAATGGCTGGAACTGAATAGAAAGAGCAACGCCAGAGGTGTTAGAGATAGGCTGAGCTTGACCAAGAGCGGTCTCAGGAACACCAATCATTTCGTGCATAGACTTCTTCATCATTGCTAGGAAGTCCATAGCGCCCTTTAGACCCTGTGCGCCACCTTCTAAGTTCTCTACTCGTGCGTCCTTTGGAAGGCCGCCCCATACTTTGTTAGCGCCTTTCTCAAGCTGAGAAGCTTTGGCGCCAATAATGACCGTAACCGGCGCAGCGTGATAATTAACAATGTCTGCAATATCAGTAGCAGTTTCATTGTAAGCACGATTAATATTGATAATGTCATTGCAATCAGAAAGGCCCCAAGGACTACCACTAATACGAACATTCGGGATATGAATAACTGGAATTGTGCCAAGCGGGTTAGGGCGCGAGTCAATGAGTTCGTCATTGATGTATTCCTCGATGATGTCATCTGTGAGGATTTCTGTGTACGTGAATACTTGGCGCGTACCTTCCAAGCTAGTACCCCAAAAACGGTACTTAAGCTTAAAACGGACAAGGCGTTCGCGGTCGTGTGGATGGAACTCGGGGAAAGCGAAACTAGAGTTAAGAGGCAAAATTCGTACACGACCAGGGTGCTTACGGCCAGCAGGATCCACATAAGGCTCTTCATAAGCCACTTTAATAAAGCAATCACCTGACACCGTACCTTGCTGACCAATTTCCCAAAGGACTGTGGCCTTGTTGTTATCCACTTCCCAGACGCGCTCTAGTAGGTCTGGAACGATTGCTTCGGTCTCTTTAGGGCTGCGGAAGTTAACACCCTTACCAAAGGTAAAGTTAATGATGAAGTCGCTGAATGCGCGATAGTAGTTAAGAACCATCTGTGTCTCACCTGTCTGACGGCGATAAGACCAGTGGTGACCAAGATACATAGCCCAGTTAAGTGAGTAGCGATTTAGGCGTGGGCCGTGTACTTCAAACTCTTCATCCGCTAGTTCTACTAACCCAAGCGGAGAGATGGAGATGGTTAAATCAGAGGAGGCTGCACGATAACTCGGTGGAGAGAAATCCATACCGCTCACTGCTCACCTCTTTCAACTTTAGACAATACTAACATAAATGTCGACTTATGTACAAAACGACACTCAGCGGAAACGTTCGCCTCTAATGAGGTTCTGGCCTACCGGCTTAGTTACTACCTTCTTTTGTTCTTTTTCTTTTTTATCCTGCGCTTCTTTAGCGTAATCGCGGAAGCGTGGATCTACATCTTTCTCAGATGTTACAAACTTGCCACCCAATTGAACATAGCGGGAGTGAACCCAGTGAGCAGCTGCAGGAGAAGGGTATGTGCGGAACTTAGAGCGCGCTTGAGTAGTAAGCATGTTCCAAAGCTTTTGATTTGCAGGGATCTGCTTAGGACCCTTTTTTACTTCTTTACCTGCGATTAATGCCATTAATAATCCTTAGATAGTAACCAGCCCTGCCCCAAGTATGAGGCAGGGATGATTGACTTATTTCTTAGTCGTGGACGACTGCAGGATTGCCAGCCTTCTGTGGACCACCGCTGCGGAATGCTTCCTCAATGCGGTTGTCACCGTGGTCTGCAAAACCACCAGCAGCAAATTCCTTAAGATGATCTGGAGCTTCTACCCATGCAGCAGAACCAACGTGAGCGCGCTCACGCATTGTCTCTTCTGGAAGCTTCTCAAATACATTCTGATTACGGTTTGGACGACCTGCTGCAGGAACGTATCCCTGCATAGCGCCCTTTGTGAATTCCTGTGGGACGTCTGTATCTGTTGCAATGCCTTCTTCAAAACGAAGTGGGCCGCGCTGACCAGGGGTTGCTGGTGAGACTTTGCGGTCGTAGACAGTGCCAGGACGTTCTGGGAACTTTGGATCTGGTGCAATTGCCATTATTTACTCCTATATTAGGTTGAGGACCTCAGTAAAAGTGTGCTATAGAAAGTAGCTACAGTCAGCCTAAAGTCTTATCTAAAAAACGGACTGGATGAAACTTCAATCTGTGGCATCGTCATTTCGATGGTTAAAGAACAGGCGATAGCCAACGAGTCTGCGTAGTCATCGTGCGCGTGGGCTTCGTCTGGCGCTTTAGCTAGGAAGTTAGGACCAGTAAACTTGGTCTCTAGATCCTCTAACTGCTGACGAAATCGGCGGTAACTACGAAGCTTTCTTGTCTTAGCGTGGGCAGGCCAACTAATGAGCTCGCGGTCCATAAGCGCCTTTAAGTGCTTCCAACGCTTAGATTGCTCAGGCTGACTACTACCTACAGCAAATACCTCTGCCCTAGGAAGCAGGAGTTTTAGGCGCTGAGCAACCGCGTCACCAACACCATTAGCGTCTACGCCAACATACATAACGTTGTAGTTCTCTAAGAACTTTACGATCTGGAAGTACTGGTCTTCCCAGTCATCTCCTTGTAACTCCAACCAGTTAAGTACTCTGTGGTCAAAGTAGCCAAACTCATCTGGGCGATCCCAGTCAACCCAGACAACAGTTACTACTGTAGAGTCAATCTTACGGGCTGGATCAATCCCAACAACTACTGGAGTTCTATGCCAGGCGCGTTGAATTTCCATAGAGGTGTCGCCAAGCTTATCCATGGTGGTTGAGGTAACGAACATACCGCGCTCAAGAAGCCACTTACAGTTGTACGACATCTGGAACTCGTCTGAGTCTTCGCCAATGCGCAGCTTCTCACGCTTAATGTGCTTCTCATAGTTAGCGTTGACCTTAACCACATCTCGCCAAGTCCATTCAAAGTGGTTCTGGCGTTTGGTTCTACTGGTTTGCCTACGCTTGTTAAGCATGATGCTGTTGTAAAAATTGTTCTTGTGGGTAGTTGGGGTGCCAGTTTTAACCATAGTTCCTGCGTAGTACGCAAGCATAGGAGCAATTGACTTGGAGACTACAAAGTCATCAGCTTCTTGGCACTCATCAATAACAATAAGATGGAAGGACTTAGATTCAATCTTTGCGCGTGGGTTAGCGGTCATCATCATTAGAGATGAGCCAGAGTTCTTTAGCTTAATCTGGCGGGTAACGCCTGCCACACGGCCTACGCTGTCATCAATCTCAGGATCACCTAGGATCTCTAGGGCGCGCTCAGAGGTAAGGCGGTTTACTGTACGACCAAACAGGGTTTCAACCTGACCCTCAACAGGCGCAAACATACCGATCATAATGCCATCTTTAAACTTACCAAGAAGGTCTGGGTACATCTTGGCTAGGCGCGGGAGCAAGACCATTAGGGTAGCCACAGTATTAGCAATAGTCTCTGACTTACCACTCTGACGAGCTGCCAAAGCTGTAATTTCTTCGCTGTCATTAATTATTATAGACTCAATAATGCGGCGGGCAAGCGGCATCTGATAAGGGTGAAGTTCATGACCTACAAGGGCAGTCTGGAATTGAATGCAGCGGTCAACAAGCTTGTTGACAAAAGCACGGGAGAGCTCATCAAGCTCAACCTCTTCGTCTTCTATCTCGGGCTCATCGCCCTCTATTTCATCGGGGTAGAACTCGTCGTCTTCATCATCAATTAGTTGGTCCATATAAACCTTTAGTTTATTTTAAAACAAAGAGCCTAAGTCGTTAAACCCAGGCTCTTTGCGCCATCTACGGGGAGAGGAAGAGAGGCGTAGACAATAATAGCATAAATGTCTATTTGTCGACAAATGGGTTTAGCGGCGTGGCGTACGCTTTCTAAGTTGATCCACCATAGCGTGAAGAGCCTCTGCGCCCTTTAAAGCCTCATCTAAGTAGATGTCATCCCTACTGCGCTGGTACATAGAGAGGCAACGGCCTACCTCATATATGGATTGGTCTAACCAACCCTCAATCTCAGCAGTTTGTAGTCTTGTTACTCTCTTAGATACTTTCTCAGAGAATGGCTTGTCCCAGACCTTATTCCGAGAAAAAAGTTTCATCAAATAGTCCGTCCTGAGGCCTCCAAGCATTTCGGCCTCGCATAGTCCTGAATAGTAGCGCGTCAATAGAGTCTTCGTCATCTAGGTCAATGTTTGGCTTCTTAAACCACACCCCCAGATAGAACCCTGGGTGAGTAAATGGGAAGCGGAATACTAAGCACTTACCTAGTCTGTAAGGGCGGTCAGTCTCCTGAGTTGTTCCTACCTCAATAACCGGTAGTAGATGTCTATGCCAGTACTTTAGCTTTCCGCCGTATAGTGGTCCGTATGATTTCATTTAGTTCTCCTTGAAAAAGTCAAAAGCTCCCCAGTTACGCAGGTCTCCCCGCTGAATAGATGAGGCTCGTGCAGATGAGTCGCTTAGTCTAGCCACAGTGCCCGCTGATAGCGTCCTTAACTGAGCAGGTTCGTGAGAAGAGCAGGCCGACTCTAAAGTGGGTAGATAGTCATTAGTAGATGCGCTGTTCTTTAATCCAAGCCAGATCTCAGTAGAGACATCGTTATATTGATGCCAGTGATTAGTTCTAAACACTATGTACACAGTCTTGGTGTTTGGGTTATACGCAATGGTTAGCGCTCGTGGTCTAGATGGCTTCTGTGTAGGTGCCGTAGTGGTCTCAAACCCGACGTTGGTCACATCATTAGGGATGGCGATGTCAATATCAACATCTACCTCTTCAGGCTTTGATAGGTACTCTTTTACAGATTCATTAGACCGCTGGGTCTTAAAGAAGTCATCCGGATTTAACGGCGCTGCTTTTCTACCCATTATTCCTCACATACATGATCGGCGGTCTCTGTCTCTAGTACACGAACCATACACGCTCCGCAC